CTCTCCACCCTTGAAGATAACTGAAAGGTCTTAATATGGAATCATTTCCAATTTGTCGAGGTTGCGACGAGGTCGAGCTGTGTACGAGTAGCGCAAGCTGCAAGTACCATGGCTTAGACTTCGTTCGCACGGCGCAAACCGCCATCTCGCTGCGAAGCGAGAGGGCGGCTAACGACGACTGGTGGTATAAGTCTACGTCCATGCCAGACGGCAAGATTGTTCTTTCGGCTGATGAAGCCTTGGAATATATCGAGCAGTTTGTGCGTGATAACGCAGATTTGTTCCCACCTGACTTCCTCAAAGACCATTAAGCGTCTTCTTGGGAAAGAGAGGTTTTTCGGTTCCCCTTTCCGGGGTCGGCAGCACGAGATGCTGACTTGCTATTCATGAGCAGATAACTGCGGAATAGTGAGAGCCCTCCCATAAGGAAGAGCGGTGGGGGATTAACACAACCCCACTAATCGTAACTTATGACTCTCCTCAGGACTAAAACTGTCACTGGCACTCACACTGTCTCCTCCAACTATGCCGGGAATTCTTCGGTGTCCGAAACTGTCGAGTATGAGCAGGACCTTGGCTCAGGCGTTCAAAAACGCGTGGGCTGGCGTCGCTTACCTCAACCTGACAAGTCGAACCCGTTGAGTTACCAGAAGAGTTGGGAAAAGGAGAACAGGGGAGTGTTTATTGACAACCATACTGAGTCCTCCGGATCGACGTTCCTCTATCGGTTTGAGAAAGGGTCCTTAGGGACCTCACTCTTTCCGACGAATGCGGAGATCCCGGGCGTACTCAGCGAAGCTGGGTACGCCTCTAAGGTTAAGCTCTTCAATGAGCTTAAGGGAGAGGGCGCTAACCTGGCAAACATGCTAGGTGAGCGCAAACAGGTAGCTCAGAGCGTGACGAACGTTCTGAACATCCTGCGTTATACTGTCACTGATTTAAGACGTGGCAATATAACGAGTGCTATCCGCCGTATGGGCGGAGATCCTCTTTCAGCTAGAAAGCTGAGGAAGAAGGACATTGCTGATCAGTGGCTGTCGCTTCAGTATGGGTGGAAACCCCTGCTGAGCGACGTCTATGACATCGTCAATGGCCTGCACAAAAGAGAGAAGTACCAACCAAAGGTGTTCCGATGTTCTTCGAAGAAGGACGCTGTAGCGAAAAGTGACTCGTCCTGGGCTTTTGGCCTAGGACCGGGTTACAGTTCGCCGCAACGGAACTATGGAAGGCGCTCAACCACAGGCGTAAGCAAGTACATGATTAGGGCATTCCCCGACGCTGTGCTTGCGGAACCTGCGGCTCTCGGTTTCACCAACCCACTAGTGGTTGCGTGGGAAGTTACTCCGTGGTCCTTCGTGGTCGACTGGTTCCTACCAGTCGGTCGCTATCTTGAGCAGCTTTCAGCTACTCATGGGTGGCATTTCCACGACGGATGTGTTAGCACGTTGGTGAAAGCCAACGAGCTCGCGGAGTATTCGATCAGCTTGAACTACACTTCGTCAGGGTGGACGTACACAAATGCGCGCTCGTTTAGGGGTGCTAGCTGTAGCTATGTCTCGTTTACGCGAACCACCTTAGGTGGTTTCCCGTTACCAGACATTCCGCAGTTTAAGAATCCCTTTTCAGTCGCACACGTGGAAAACGCCCTGGCCTTGTTAAGTCAGGCCTTTGGTCGAAAACGGTAGAGCTCGCGCTCCGCCGGTTATCCCTTCATCGAATGTCTCGGTGGAGTAACCCATGGACCGCAAAGGTCCTGAAAGGCACCATGGCAGCATTTGCCAGCATGGTGATCGCGGATGCCCTAGGCACCCCGGTCAATCACACCTTCGTCCCCGTTCAAAACGCCAACGGGCTTTATCTGTGGCAAGACCAGTCGGCGGCGAGCAACCCGCTCGGCGTTCCGATTGGTTTCAACACGGTGACGGCCCAAGGCAACATGTCGAAAGACGTGAACGCCGGGCGAGGGAAGTTCGCGCTCGATTTTCGGTATGTAATGCCGACGCTCGAGACTGTGTCAAACTCAACTCAGTCCGGCATCCTGCCGGCGGCGACTTGGGCGTATGACTGTTCGATGTTCGTCAAGTTCGTCTTCTCGGCGCGCAGTACTCTGCAAAACCGAAAGGACGTTCTCAAGATGGGACCTCTCGTTCTGGCGAATACCCAGTTGTCGGATTGGGTACAAACGTACCAGCAACCGAGTTAAGTTCTCAACTACGCCGTTAAATACGGCAGAAAGGTTCGTATGTCTAAGGCTACGTATAATAACCAGTTCCGTGCGTGTCTCTTTCGAGTGGCATGCATTGATTGGCAGGGCAACCCATTCGCCCGAGGCATGTCCAGGCTTTACTCAGTTTCCCTTAGCTGGGAAATCCGGGATAGTACTGGATGTTTTTCGGGAAAGTTCGGTCATCCTGTCCAATTTGCAAGCGAAACACCCATCCCGTGGGGGACGGTGGTGACTGCTGTGAGGCAGCATCTCCGTCTTTCCGCGGCATGGAATGTCAGCTTGCAGAGGGACTGGGTACCTTTCTATCTCGTCTCTGGGGATCCGTACTCCGTGCGTATGACGCGTGAGCTTCGCTCAATCGTCGCGCGCGAGTATGGGTCGCGAGGTACTTTCCGGACCGCCACAAGCGTTCCGGTAGTGGCCTCACCTGAGGCGGGTAGTTGAGAGATGGAAGGGCAAGGTAACTACTACCCTTCCGAAGGTCTAGTTCCTAAGGAACAGGCCTTCGACACAACACTACAGGTGTGTTGTACACTGTTGGAAGAGATAAACTGCCCCAGAAGTCTCGCGATCTGTATCCTTATCAGGTACAAGGAGTGGGATCAGGTAGCCCTAGGGTTACCTTTGGAGGCTGAGTGGTTCTGTGATGCCGAGAGTTTCTTTCGTGCATACCAGGCCACTAAGCTTCTTTCGAAGGCAGATTTTCTTCCGACCACGTTTGATAAACGTGCTGTAGCGCTCGAGAGGTTCGAGAGCGCGGAGGCGCAGTGTGCTGAGACCAATCGGAGGTGGCGCTCATGGACGAGTGGTGGGTCAATACCCATTGACCCCGATGTTGATCGTGTCATATCGACAACGAGACATCGGATTCACTCTATCCTTAGGCGCTTCCCTTACGAGAGGTTACTCGATCACTGTCGTTGGGGACCGGGTGCAACAACAAGCATCCGTAACCCCCGTACCTCTGTGTACGAGAAATACCTCGAGCCGGTAACCGGCTCAGGCCCCTGCCTCACTCTATTTGGTCCTTTACTGGACCAAGTGCCGCTTTGGCGTGCCCTTCACAGGGGCGTTTTTTGCGTGAGTGACGGCAATAAGGTCGTGCTAGTGCCCAAAGATGCGAAGACTTTGCGGTCTATCGCAGCGGAACCCTCCTTCGACTCGTTTGTGCAGCTTGGTATCGGTCAGCTCATGCGTGAGGGACTCACCCGAAATGGTGTGTTCCTCGAATCGCAGGAGATGAATCGGGACCTAGCGCGCTACGGATCCCTTACGGGAAAAGTAGCCACGATAGACTTGTCGATGGCATCGGATACGCTTGCTAAATGCGTAGTAGATGCGTTGTTTCCAGCCGATTGGCTGATGGCAATGAAGGCGACCCGCAGTCCCCACTGGCGAATGGGGAGAGAGTCCGGAGTGTACCACAAGTTTTCCTCAATGGGAAACGGGTACACTTTCGAGACGGAGACGATCCTTTTCTTAGCGACGGCGCAAGCTGTCGCGAAAGAGCTGGGTCTCCCGTGGTGGGAGGTAACGGCCTACGGCGACGATCTCACGATCGGAGTCGAGGGTGCTGACCTCTTAACACGTTCTCTAGCCTTTCTCGGCTTCTCCACGAACAAATCCAAGTCTTATGACAGGGGTGCGTTCCGAGAGAGCTGTGGGAAGGACTACTTTCTTGGCACTAATGTGAGACCTTACTTCGTGAGGTCTCTTCTTCGTGACGTTCGAGACTTAGCAAAGTTCCATAACGGAATAATGCGAGGTCTTATACCCTTTCCACGCACGGCGACAAAATTGCTGCGCTTGGCCTCCCCGTCGGATCGTTTATTCGGTCCTAAGGGTTTGGGCGATACTGTCTTCTGGTCGAGTGCTCCTAGGGGTTGGTGGAAACCAGCTTCCAAGAAGTACCCGATGTTCGAAGGCTATATCGTACGTCATTGGGTGTTTAAGCCAGAGAAAGAGCAATTCCGCTTCTATGAGGCGGGTGTTCTAGCGTCACTGCATTCCAATGCTGTGGCGCCAACTTTAGGCTTTTCTACCCTCCGCAAACGAGGAACCTGGGTAACCAGGACAGTCATCGTCCCTAGCTGGGACTGATGATCTGACTGGGGGCGCCGTGAGGCGCCCCCGGCCATTTCCCCAATATTGGGTGGACGGATTTTCCCGTTAAATG